ATAAACGTTCAGCTAAAAATACTGTTTGACCTTTCATTGTAGAATCAGTGTTTAAAGGAATACCTAAATCCCTTAAATACTTACTACGTTCAGTAGCAAAAGTAAAATCTTTAAATTGTGGTAATTCCCTTAAAGCATTAACTAATGTTGTTTTCCCGACACTAACTGTGCCACATAGACCTATTTTCATATTAAAATCTTGATGTTACTTGTGGATTTTTTTCTGGTGGTACTCCATGTCTATCTCTACGTGCTTCTAACCATTCATCTTTAGTATGTTCTATACCATACAAATAGTATTCATCTTTTTTCTTTAATTCCTTAGCATACCTAAGAGCGGGTTCATCCCATGAATGAAGTTTTCCGTCAAAGTATATGATTGTTCTACCATCACTTGAGGTAAATTTTCTCGATTTGTAATCTTGTTCTTGTTCTTCCATGTATATAATATAATAAAAATTATTCGTGTTTCAAAATGTCTTCGGCAACGTAGATTCCTTGTGCACCACTTACTGTTATACCTCTAGCGGAAAGTGCATCACCAACGAAATGTACGTTAGGATACTTGGTCAGGGCTAAATTGGTATAATCAACAAGTGGCTCAGGAGATAGATATTTTACTTCAGGTATGTACATACCCCAATCGTCTTTTAATGTTGGGAAGATTTTTTTCATTCCATCAATAAAACTATCAATGTAACTGAAATAACCTTCAAATGCCTCTCTTACTTCACCCATTACAAAATCATTTATTTGAGTTGCATCTACGAATTTACCTTCTGATGTTAGTGAAGGTACTCTAGATGGTGAGTAATATAATCCTTTATTATCGGCTTGTAGGGTTTTAACTAAATTTCTACTCCAAGTAAATGGATCTTCAATTCCGTTTACTTCCATTATAATACCAAAGTTAGTCATATCGTTTCTATACTTCTCATCTTTTTTAGCATGACCATTGTATGAATAATTTCCGTATGTTTCTTCTACTGCAACATATGCTGCATTATTGTTAGTACAGAATGAACGTAATGATACTCCTTTATCATCGAATTTTCGATATAACTTAAAGTCATATGATACATCGATTAGTTTTTGGAAGTGGTGTTGTGGTGCTTCAAAACGAACACCAATTTGTACCGATTTAGGTTCAGTTGGTAAGTCATATTTTTCAGCTAATACTTTACCAAAGTCAATACCTGATTTACCTACACCAAATATAAGTTCATCATATAGGCATAACATTCTTAAATCACCAAAACGTAATACTTGTTTGTTGAAATCAATATCTGTTACTTTGGTTTCCCATTTAAACTTAACACCTTTATCAACTAAATACGCATACCAGTTTTTAGCAATCTCTAATAAATAATCTGTTCCAACATGCCATACTGGGAATAAACGTAAACCAAATTGAGGTTTAATAAAATCAGGTTCAGCAACTGGGTTTGAACATTGTACTTCTTCAGGTTTAGGATGGAAACGTTTAAAGTTAGTTATAACTTGATCCATCAATTCCATTGCTTTATCTTCACCACAATATTTAGATAATTGACCTCCAATTGCAGTGTGATAAGTTAATTTACCATCAGACCAACCACCAGCACCTAACATACCAGTCATTACTTCACTTGGTAATCGTTTATGAGGATCTTTCCCCATATCAATAATTGTAATTAAATGGCCAGGATAGCCATTGTCTACTAATTTAGTAGCAGCATTAATACCTGCTACTCCGGCTCCAACGATTACTATTTTTTTACTCATGTTTATAATTTTTACTAGGGGTTAATATACATAAAAAGACTGTGGTCTCCAAATAGGAGGCCACAGATCTCGTGTTAATTTTAATGTTCGACTGGCTATGAATCAGTCTATATGTTTATTATGCTATATCGTTATAAGATAATTCTATTTTATTTCCAGTTACAGCTCCGTCTCTATATAATAAATTTTTAGGTTGGACTGTGGCTCTTAATCCACCAGTAGCACTTCTTGTTGAATCGTGTCTAATATTTAAAACAGGTTCTAAATCATACTCAATAACGTCTTCCATGTTTTCAATAATTTTGGAAACTTTAATTATTAAGTTATCACCTTGTTGAGTAAAATCACTTTCAGTATAAGTTTTATAAATTACTACTGCTTTATCTGATCCAAATATAATTGATTCTTCTTCTTTATCAGGTAAATCTGTTACTAATACACCTGATACTTTAGTATTGGTAACATCATTATACATTATATTGATGCCTTTTTTCTCATTACCCATTTTATCAACAAAAGGTTTAAAAACTAATTCAGGAGCAAAATCACCATCTGAAATTCTAGATACTAGTTTAGTCATTAAAGTTTTATATCTAGTATCAGCACTTTCCCAGAAACCAGCATTATCTTTTTTAATTGAAATTGGATAATTACCTGCAGTACCTGTTATAACAATATCGGCTTTTTTACCTCCTGCTACATCATATCCTACTCCAGTTACACCTGTTACATTAGGTACAGTATAAGATTTATTTGCACCTTTAAATATAACATTTTTTATACCTAACTCCAAATACTTTTTAATCTCATTTTCTAAAATATCTTCATTTTCAGTACCGGCAGATGCTCTACCTTGAGCTCCTGTTGGTTTTAATAAGAATGCTGATGTTTTGTAAGTTAAAGCTCCAATTGATGAACCTTTAGCACTTGGGTCGTAATCAAAACCTTCAATTGCTTGAATTTTTTTAATGTATTCTATACGTTCAGATCTAGGTACTAATAATTTGTATTTGTTAGCAGAAACTTTAACAAAATTTTCATCTGTTAAATTTAGGTTTTTTTTTAGAATGTCAATACCTTCTTCGGCATCAGTAGCTTCAGTTATGATTCTAAATTTTTTACCTTCTTTTAAACCTTCTTTAATTTCTTCAGGGGCATTGGTTGCGGGTGCTTCTTCTGTTGGAGTTTCTTCATCAACCACATTAGCTTCGTTTGCTGAGGCTTCTTGTGGACCTTCACTTCCTGGGGGCATACCTAATTCTAGTAACTGAGCTATTGCTTTAGTAGCAAATTGTTCTTCAGTCATATTCATTAAGTTATATTTTTTACCTGATACTTTAACAATATAGGCTTTAGGGCCATATATAAGATAAAATTCTTGTCCGTTATGGAGTAAAATTCTAAATGTAGTTGGTTTTGGGGCAATTATGTAAATACCAGTAACATAATCTCTGTACTCATTTGTCAATAAATCAGCCATAGTAGCATCTAATGATGGGTACTTTTGGATAATGAATTCTAATGGATTATCTTCAAAAGTAACTGCTTCTTTCGGATGCATGAAATCAGCTAATTCTTCTTTGATTAATTGTTTTATTAGGGATAGTTTACTCACGATTTATTATTTTAATTTAGCCGAAAATGCTCTAGCATTTCTAGGGGCATTAGCTTTTACTTTAGATATAGCATCTTCTTTAGATGTAGCTTTTACAGTCTCATCATAATCAATATCATCATCATTCTTAATTACGTAATAAGTAACTTCATAGGTTTGAGATTCACCTTCATCTAATTTATCTGTTCCTTTAGCTATTCTAGTTAAAATATCACTATATTCTTTAGAGGTACCTCCTTTGGTAGTTATATACTTTCCAGTTTCAGGATCCTTAGTGTAGCCTTTTAATTCTTCACACACTACAGATTTTATTACTTCTCTTAATTCAGTTTTAGTCATGATTTAGTTTTCTGTTGAGTATTGTTCTTCTGTTTCTTTAAAACCAATTACACCTTTGATATTTTTGATTTGTTGGATAATATTATCTATAGTAGAAACACTATCAAATTTATTTTGTTTAATATATGGGTATGGATCGATTTTACATTCAATTGTACTTCTAAAGTATCTAGATGTAGCATCTTGTTCCATCTCTATATTTCTTACTACTGTAATACCAGGTAAAGAACGAATATCAGATAAGATATCTTTCTGATTACGCATAGCATCATCAACAATTAATACTCCAGCAATGTGGAATATTTTTTCGAAATCAGATTCGTTTAATAATTTTTTTAATGATATCATTTCTTGCTTGTTATTTTGTTATAATCAGCCATGGTTAATGTTTTACCTGTAGTACTTAATTTTAAAGCATTTTCAGTTACATCATGTAAATCCATATCAGTTTTAGCATCTTCTCTAGCATACTCTAACATACGAATAAAAAGTGGCACATCCAAGGATATTGAGTCTGTTGGATTAGAGCTTTCATCTAGACCAGTGTTTATATCAGCATTTTTTTCTGCTTCTTCTTCATCACTAAATGGTCTTAAATCTGAGAAATGATGTGAATCTGTTATTCCTGTTTGGTCAAATTTAATTGCATATGTTGGGTGGGCAGCTACTTCTACAGTACCTATACCTCCGTTTGCAGACGAATCAATCTCAACACGATCACCAACATTATATTTAATTTCGGCTTCAAATACTTGTTCTATGGCTTCTCTAATTAAAAGTCTTAATGTTGATTTTTTCATATTATTTGTATTTGGATATGATTTGTTCGTTATTTTTGATAACGTTTTGTCTTTTAACTGTATTTCCGTGGTTAGGTTTTGGTTTACCTGGTTTTCTTGATTTTGACATTATTTTATTTTGTTTAAAACTTTTTGTAGAATAGCATTTTCAGCTAGCTTTTTAGCTTTAGCCGTAGCAATAGCATACATAGCGGGTTTAGGAAGATCAGTTGTACCTTTCATAGCTTTAACTATATCTTCTTTTTTATTTATTTCAGCTTTAGTTAATTTCTTTTCTTTAATAACTTCCTCTACTGCTTTTTTGATTTGATCTTTTACAGATTCCTTCATGGGTTTTTGTAAAAATTTTAATTCGTTTGTGAATTCATCCATTAAATCATTAAATTTAGAAGGATCTTTCATTACAGATTTAATTTTATTTCTTTTTTCATCTTGCGAAAGTTTTGGGCTTTTAATCCATCCTCTAGCATCAGCAGCATTCATTGGGTCTTTAAAGAAATCGCTTACTCCTTCTTTCATTGGTTTCTTTTTAGGTGCATTATCAGCTACAAATTTTAAGGCAGTTGCCATTAAATTTTTCTTTTGTGGGTCTGTTATATCAGATACTGTGATTTTACCTCCTTCAACGGTTGTTTTTTCAGCAAAATCTTTAGGTATAAGTCTTTTAAACTTAGCTGCTAATTCAGGTGTATCGAATGTTTTAACGAAGTTAATTTTTTCAACTTTACCTTGTACATTAGAAGTAGTTTTAGGTTGGTCTCCTGATTCTTGTTGTGATAAAGTGTACTGAATCTTAGCGTTACCCATTATTGTTTTAAGTACTTTTTCTAAGTAATCTTTGGTTTGGAATGGGTTTTTCTTAGCAGGAAAAACAATTTTATCCCCAACAACAATAAATTGGTTATCTTTAGTCATTACACCACTATACTTTTTTAAGTTATCTGGTGTTTTAGTGACAAAGTAATTTGAAGCATATTTACCAAAGAAATCCATTGGTAAATCTTTAGAATCTTGTGTAATTATAAATTCATTAAATGAATCGTTATCGTTTTCAATAGACCAGTCATCGAATTTGCTTTGTAGTGATTGTTCTACTTTAGCCCATTCTTGTGGTACTCTACTTTTAATATCAATTACTTTAGAAAGTCTTTCATTTTCATTGCTTTGATCCCAAGTTTCTTTAGCTACTCTACCTTTAGTTGCAGGTACAGATGGACCAAAAACTCTTAATATCACTTTAGGATCTCTTAAGTTTTGAGCATACATACCATAATTCTTAACGTCAGATAAAGCCGCTACTGCAGCATCAATATCTGATGGAGATAATACTGTATCGTATAAGG